GATATGGAACAACTGTTTCCTCAGAACTCCATTTAACAATACCTGGATTTTTATCACACCAAGAGGCGAATTTAGTCTCCCAACTAGATCTCATTATGATGTTAGTTGGGTCTCCAGTATACTTTTCTGGAAATACAGGGACGTATCGTCTTTTATGGAACATAAATATGTGATAGAATAATCATCTTATTTAGGCTAAAGGTAAAAATGGCAACATCAGAAAAAGAAAAACCACAACCTGCACCAAAACCACCAGTGTATACTCCACGTGGTGGAGCAACAACATTTAATGATAGAAAATATGATATAACCAACTATACATACCCTGCCGACCTTTTGTCTTCGAAATATGGTGGTAATTATGTAGTATTCTATATCAATGTATCATCTGATTCTAAATTATTAAAAGGTGATAATGCAGCAGCGACAGTAGAATTAGATCAGACTGAAGGTAGAGATCGTGGAGATTTGGTTGCTTCTAATCTATCTAATAATCAGTTAATTGGTGCCAATGCGGCATCAAATACGATAGCTGGTATTTTTGGTGGTAGTATTGCTGCATCAGCACCCGTCAAAGGAGCAGCTCTTGCAAATATTCCTACAGTTGGTCTTGGTGTTGCCACAACTATGGCTCCAGATGCATCTCGTTCTCAGAAAAGACTTAAAACCGCTATCGCTTTACATACACCAAATCAATTAGCTATTCGTTATGGTATGCAGTGGTCTGATGATGATACTATGGGTCTGCAAGCAGCTGCTCATGGAATCGAGGAGATTATGAAGGCTATTGACTCAGATGGTAAGAATAGTGATGTTAAGGGTGTTGGTGCTGCAATTATAGCCAATCTTACGTTATCCAAAGGACCAAATGCTGGAGCTAACTCTGCTGCTCTTGGTCTTGCTGCAAATCCTAAAAAGGAACAAGTATTTAAGGGTGTTGACTTTAGAACATTCTCTTTTGATTATCAGTTCTTTCCAAGAAATGAACCTGAAGCCAAGAATGTCATGAAGATTATTCAAGAGTTTAAGTATCACATGCACCCAGAATTCAAAGATACGAATAACTTCGTTTATATCTACCCTTCTGAATTTGATATTTACTACTATCAAGGAACTCAAGAAAACTTAAATCTTCATCGCCATACATCTTGTGTTCTAACAGAAATGAATGTTAACTATACACCTAATGGTACTTTCAATACATTCGAGAATGGTATGCCCACGCAGATTAATGTAACATTATCATTCCGTGAGCTTGCACTTCTTACCAAAGATAAAGTTAAGGATGGTCTATAATGTACTTCAAAGATTTTCCAAATTTCTTATATGATTTCAAATATGGTGATACATTAAAGACTTCTATTGTTAGTGACATTACTAGAAACGTAAGAGTACGTAAAGAGATTCTATCCAGTGTAACGATATATGATGAGTATGATATTGAAGATGGAGAGACACCAGAACTAATTGCCGAGAAGATTTATGGTGACGCTAAGTATCATTGGGTAGTTATGCTTTCCAATGACGCTGTGGATTATCTAACTGATTTTCCACTAGAGGAACATAGATTAATTAAAGTTATACAGGACAAGTATACTAACATTAATGCTATACATCACTATGAAAATTCTGATGGGTTTGTTGTTAACTCAGACGACCCAGAGGCATATCCAGTTTCTAATAATGAATATGAGAGAAGATTAAATGAAGCTAAGAGAAGAATAAAGTTAGTTTCACCAAAATTATTAAACACTATATTGAAAAACTTTAAAGATCTATTATAATGAAACCCAGTTCATCAATTAGGTTTGCTGGTGATGTCAGCATTGATAAAGCCCAGATTATAACATCAAAGGGATTCTATCAGGATATCTCAGCTCAAATTATCACACTACAGTTATATGAAGATTTGTTTGCACCTTTCTTAACTGGAAGTTTGATTATTAAAGAATCATTGGATTTAGTTAATCTATTCCCATTCATTGGTGAAGAATTTCTTGAGTTAGAGATAACAACACCATCACTTGAACGTGGTAATGTTAAGTCTAGGTTTTATATCTACAAACTAACAAACAGAGAATTGGTTGGAGATCGATCTGTTGTCTATCAACTCCATTTTATTTCTCAAGAAGCTATTGTAGATTTAAATAAAAAAATTAGTAGAGTGTTTAGTGGTAAAATATCAGACATAGTTCCAACTTTTGTCACTGGTACAACAGATGGGTTTGAGACTAAAAAACAATTATATGTTGAACCTACTGTAAATAATTTAAAATATATTTCTAATTATTGGTCACCAGTTGAAAATTTAGTATATCTATCGACCAACGCATCTGCTAATTCTCCTAATTATACGTTTTTTGAGAATAGAGATGGTTTCTACTTTGTTTCATTAGATGCTTTATATGAAGCTGGAGTGTATCAAGATTTTGTATATGACAAATATACTAGAGATAGTGGACCAAATGGAACAGATGCTAGAAATACTCCAGAGGACTTTAAGCGTATTATGGAGATAAGTATTCCTGTGGGATACGATTATATGGATCGTATACGATCTGGTATGTTATCTTCAAAAGCTATATCATATGATATAACAAGAAAGAAATACAATGTTAAAACATACAATATGTTTCAACGATTCGATAAACAAAAACACTTAAACCCATACCCTATTAATTCTGATAAATCTATTTTTAGAAATAATTCTATGATAATAAACTATCCTAGAACATATGGTCAGTTTAATGGGTTTGGAGATACTTCTAATTATTCAACGATACAAGAACGACTATCTTTAATGAAATTAGCTCAAGCTAATCGTTTAGATATTACAGTTATGGGTAGAATGGATTACACAGTTGGGCAAAAGGTCTCTGTGACACTTAACAAAATCGAACCGATATCAAAAGAAGATACTGATGTGGTAGATAAAATGTTTTCAGGATATTATCTGATATCTGCTATCAATCACTATATTGATAGAGATAAACATGAGTGTAATATGGAATTAATTAAAGAATCATTGCAGATGGATTTGAATAGGAATTAATATGAACTTTTACTATGGTATAGTAGAAAATAGAGATGACCCATTAAAAATAGGACGTTGCCAAGTTCGAATAGTTGGGTTGCACACTCACGATAAATCTATACTCCCAACTTCTGACTTACCATGGTCTACCCCATTACAGCCAGTAACATCTGCTGGGATGAATGGTATTGGTACATCTCCTATTGGTCCAGTTGAAGGCACAACAGTAGTCATTATTTTTGCGGATGTGGATCAACAGCAACCGATTATGATGGGTACACTTGGTGGTGTTCCACAATCAAAGGCAGCAGAGGTAGCAGAAGACGATTCAAGAACTAATATACTTGATTCCACTGATAGTAATTTAACAGATATTTCTGGTAATACAATAACAACTACTTTGGGTACTCCTGTTGAATCTCCTACAACTCCTAATAAACCAGACATAAAAGAACAACCTGTTGCAAACAAACCTTCAGATGACATTCTTAAACAGTCAATAACAACTAAACCACCTCCACAGTCTACATCAAACCCAACAAAAGCAGAAGAAAATATTAAACATATAATTGCAGCATGCGATAAAGTTGGATTAAAATCAAAATATGCAAAGTGTGCTATCTTAGGTATTTGTGGTGGTGAATCTGGTTGGTTGCCTGTGGAAGAAGGATACTATTATAGTAGTGCAGAATCTTTAGCAAAAATATTTAGATTAACATTCCCTACAGTAGAATCTGCACAACCTTATGCTAAATGGCAGGGTACACGAGAAGACTTTTTCCGAAAGATTTATAGCCCACAAGGTAATGGATCATTAGTTGGGCACAAAGGTGCAGATGATGGAGCAAAGTATTTTGGTCGTGGATTTAATCAAATTACAGGTAAAGCGTTATACACAAAATTACAAGCGTTCTTATCTACAAAGGGAATCGCAGTTGACTTCGTGAATAATCCTAAGTCGTTAATTGACGATCCATCAGTTGCTGCTCTTGCCACTGTTGCATTTTATGCGTTGTTCGTTAAACATGATCAGAACGATCCAGGTTATTTTATAAGTGCGTTAAAGCGCACTGGTGCAGATGCTAATGGTACTGGATATAAAAAGAAACAAAAGTATTATGAATATTTTCTTGGTGCTACAGTTACTGTTGAACCTACAAATAAACCCACAGCGGACGAACAAAAAACTTATACGAAAGAAGAAGTTAAAGATCTTCCAGCAACAAAACAAGCTGCTCTATTGGAAGACCGAAGTTCTTCTGCTACTATAGGTTTTCAAGACCCGAGTGGAAAATATCCGCTACGAAATTTAGTGGATGAGCCAGATACTAATCGTCTTGCTCGTGGTATCATTAAAGAAACTGCTGTTGAGTTTAAAGATTCAACCAGAACGAAACAAATTTCTGTTGCAAATTCAGATGAAACATGGGAACAGCCAATTGCTCCATTTGGTGGACAATATCCGTATTCTAAAGTTTATGAGTCTGAAACTGGTCACTTGTTTGTTATGGATGACACTCCAAGTAATGAGAATATAAGTCTGTATCATCGTCAAGGAACTTTCTTAGATATTGATGCGAATGGTACACAGGTTAATAAAATTGTAGGTGATGGATATACCATAATTGATAAGAATGGTTCAATATACATCGGTGGACGTTGTGTACTAACAGTCGGAAATGGTGTTAGTATATTAGTAGAGGGTAGCGCAGACATACAAGTTGAAGGACACTCTGTTATTAATCTTAAAAACAAAGCAGATATATCTGTTGCCAACGATCTAAATCTATCAGTTGGTGGTGATATGAAAACTAGAGTTGCTGGCAACTACACAGTGGAAGCAGCCAACTTAGGATTTAAAACTGCTGGAAATATAAATGCAATTGCAGATGGTAATACATTGATAACTGGATCTGCATCAATGCAGCTTCAAAGTGATGGTAATATGCGTCTTGACTATGCACGTGGTGACTTTGGTAATGTTGCAGACAAAGCGGTAGTCGAAGCAACTGGATTATCTTTTATTGAAGCTGGAGATGCTAGACCAAATCAGTTTGGTTATTTACAGACACCTGTTCGCCCATCACCACCAGTTAAACTAAAATATGTCATTGAAAATGAAAACAATGCAGTTATTACTGACTATGTGGCAAGCCCAGAAAAATACTATAATCCAAAGGCAGAAGAGAATGGTGTTAAACCTAATCTACCACCAACACCTAAGGATTCTGGTACTGGACAGAGTTTAAAATCTGAAGCTGTTGCTGGTGATATTCCACCATTCTTACAGAAACAACTAGAACTAACTGCACAGAATGGATATTGGAGAGAAACAGGTATGGGTGGTGGTAAATCCAATCAAAATATTGTTCGTATCTGGACTGATCTTGGGTTTCCAAATCAGTCATATTGGAGAAACGATCAAACTCCATGGTGTATGGGGTTTGTAGCTTGGACATTAAAACAATGTGGATACCGTTATTATCAAACAGCATCATCTTGGGCTATTAGAGATTCTGCCTCTAAGTTTGGTGCTGTTAAGGTAGACCCTTCTCAAGCACAAGGTGGTGATATTGTCTTGTGGGACTTTGGCCATGTCAACTTTGTTTATACTGCAAAAGATGGCAAACTATCTTTCGTTGGTGGAAATCAAGGTGGTAAGTCTAGAGACAATAATCCAAACTCAGGTGATTGTACAATTAGCTGGCCAGGAGGGTGGACGCCAGCACGTGGTGGTATCGTTGGAATCTGGCGACCAAGTAAAACATAATGGCATTTAGTCCTGTATCAACAACTCTAGGAACAGTGAATGAAAATACTAATTTCTCGTTCACTGTTACCTATGCTACCTTATTACCTCCAGCATCTTTAAGTGTTATTATAACTCCGCTAGAGACTAATCCAAATAGCATAGCAATTTCGGGTGGAACGATAAGTGGATACTACTACGATACCTTTGATAATACTATAACATACAGAACTAAAACAGATACATTTATTACAGTTCCTAAATTTGAGCAGATAGATTTAAATAAGTTAAGCGAAATGGTTTCCTACAAAGCTAGCCTAGTTCACTATAAAAACTTTACATATAGAGCAGATGCTATGAACATTAATGGGACTGTTGCAGCTTCTCAGGTTTATACTATAATTGTTTCCAATGATTGGACTGCTGGGAGAGATAATCTAAAAACCTTTGTGGGGTATACTGATGCCAGCAGTTAGTAGATTAGGTGATATGTCTACTGGGCATGGATGTTTTCCTCCAACAGATATGGTTTTGACTCCCGTGACAAAAACCTTTTTTAATGGAATTAAAGCTGGAGTTAAAGACTCAGGATGCCAATTTACAACTCATAGTTGTGGTATAGTTACGCATCCACAGGCTGAACGATTCGTTAGCTCTGGAGCCTCTAAAACTTACATAGAAGGTAAGCAGGCAGCTAGGATTGGAGATGATATTGGAGATGGCGATGCAATTGCTGAAGGATCTGCAAATTCGTTTATAGAATAACCTAAATAACTAATATGGCACTCAACACAAGAACATTCTCAGACCTAGACTTTAACTTCACTGCTCACCCAGTGACTAAAGACATTTCACGTAAATTTGATGAAAATGCCGTAAAATCTGCGGTTAAGAATTTGATATTAACCGCACACTATGAAAGACCTTTCCATAGTGAAATTGGATCTCCAATTAGAGCACTTTTGTTTGAACTACCTACACCTATGTTCGCTCTTTCTCTTAAGAGAGCCATTATAGATGTTATCACTAACTATGAACCACGTGCTGAAATCATAGACGTTATTGTTTATGATCAGAGAGATGAAAACGCAGTAAACGTAACAATAGAATTCAAAATAGTAAATACAGAAAAACCTCTTTCTGTAGAAATAGTATTAGAGAGAACTCGATAAATGGCTATAAACAATAAAAGAATTAGCGTAGCTGAATTAGACTTTGACGCTATCAAATTAAACATTAAGAACTACCTCAAAGGACAGTCTGAATTTTCAGACTATGATTTTGAAGGTTCTGCTATGGCAGTCCTTATTGATCTATTAGCGTATAATACTCACTACAATAGTATCTATACTAATCTTGCATTTAATGAGATGTTCTTAGATTCTGCAAGTAAAAGATCTTCTGTAGTTTCTCTGGCTAAGATGTTAGGTTATACACCAGTTTCTGCAAAGTGTTCAACTGCCACAGTTAATATTACTATCTCTAATCCAACATCAGATCCTGCTGTTGTGACACTTCCTCCATATCAACCATTTAGCGCAACTGTAGATGGTAATACATACATATTTTATAACAGAGGTGCGTTAACAGTATCTAAAAATAGTCTAGGTGTTTATCAATTCCCTAATGTAAATATTGTAGAAGGAACTCCATTAAAATTTAAGTACACATATACTGATGGACAAAGAATTATTATACCCAATTCAAATGTTGATCTCTCGACTTTGGCTGTGCGTGTTCAAGAAACAGCTTCTAGTGATGAGTATACAGTATTCAGTAAAGTAGAAGATTTGGTTGTAGCCAATGAAAGCACCAATGTGTACTTTATCAAAGAAATTGACAATGGTCTATATGAATTAAATTTTGGTAATGGTATTGTAGGTACTGCGTTAAATGAAGGTAATGTTATCACTCTGGATTATTTTGTTTCTAGTTTAGAAAAAGCTAATAATGTTAAATCCTTTCTGTATGGTGGTATTACACTTCTTGGTAGCAATTTAACAGTTGCGA